CGTTTGGCTTGCCAACGCTTCTTAGACCAAGTTGACAATAAAGCATGGGAATGGCAATTTGATAGACGAGCTCCACAGCACGTCTTAAACTTTGCCGCTTCATTACGTCACACTAAAGGACCACAAGCTGGCGAGAGCATTGTATTAGAACCTTTCCAAATCTTTCTTATCTGTGCTGTATATGGATTTAGAGGCAAGAAGGATGTGTCTAAGCGAATGGTCACAGACGTAATATTATTCATTCCCCGTAAGGCTGGCAAGTCAACATTGACTGCCGTGATTGCTTTATACGAATTACTTTGTGGAGAGTCGGGTGCAGAAGTCTTTACTTTAGCAACCAATAGAGAACAGGCGACTATTGTATTTGATGCCGCCAAAGGCTTTATTGAAAACATGAGTACGGATTTAGCTACGCTATTCAATGTCAGCAAGTATGAGATTAAGAAGTCGGGTGATACCCAATCTATGTTTAAAGCATTAAGTCGTGATACAAAAAAGACGGGTGATGGAAAGAACCCATCATGCGTAATCATTGACGAAGCGGCTCAGATTGTAGATAGGAACTCGATTGAAGTATTACACTCAGGCATGGTTGCACGTCAAAACCCTTTGCGGATATATATTACGACTGCTTCCTTTACAAAAGAAACCAAATTCCATGAAGATATGTCTATGTACCAGTCCATGCTTCATGGAGAAGCGATGGACAATCCGAGGTGGTTTGGATTGCTATACGGACTTGACCCCGCAGATGATTGGAGAGACCCAATCATTTGGGCTAAAGCAAATCCCATGCACGGAATCTCTGTATTTGAAACCGCCATTCAAGAACGAGCAATACAAGCCCAGCACAAGCCAGCCGCACTCAATGAATTCTTATGTAAGACGTTAAATATCTTTGTCAGTGCCAATAGTGCTTGGATAGATAGGGAGTATTGGGACAAGTCGATTATTGAACAGACGGAACGAGGCGAGCCTGAGTCAGTATTCATTGGCTTTGACTTAGCCGCTACCCGAGATTTGAATGCCGTATGTACGTTGAAGCGATACGGAGAAATGGATTACGAGGCAGAGTTTCAATTCTTCTTACCCGAAGTGGGGTTTGATTTAATACCTAAACACTATGCAGACATATTCCGTGTAGCGGTACAGTCAGGAGTATTAAAACTTACTGAAGGCAATGTGATGGACGATAGAGAAATCTCCGATTACATCAAAGCCCAATGCGAAAAGTATAATTGTAAGGAGGTAGGCTATGACGCTTACAATGCGGCTAGTCTTGTTGCTCGGTTGCATGATTATGGGATTCCTGTAAAAAAGGTCGGGCAAAGTATGGCTGTTCTATCTAACCCATCTAAATATATTGAGAAGCTAATACTCAACTATCAAGTCAAACATAATGGTAATCCATTTGTCGGTTGGCAACTAGGAAATTGCGAAGTGTATGAAGATGTAAATGGAAATATTAAAATTCGTAAGAATGAAGCAGACAAAGCGGCTAAAGTTGATGGTATTATTGCCTTAATTATTGCCGCACATTGTAGCTTAGACAATCCGTTTGCCAATTCTTCTTTTGGGTTCAGGTCTTTCTAAGTTACATTCATAAAGAAAGTAGAGTGAATCATGGGATTATTAGACCTATTCAATAAGAATAAATACGATAACGATAAAGATTCAACGAGAAAGATTGACGAATCTAATACTCTATTTGGACAAACACAGCTTGGTAATAATGTTATTTACCAAGGGCAAGGTGGTCGCCAAACTGTCTCCACACAACTTCTTTACGTCACTACATCATCTTCCAATCAAGCTGGTCGGAATGTGGATATGTCTTTGCTATCTCGCAACTCAACCATCATGGGATGCGTAGGAGTTAAGGCAAGAGCATTAGCCCAGTGCAATATTGAAGTGATGTATAAGGCGGATGATGGTACTTTTGTTAATGCTATTAAAGGTGATAAGGTAGGCAGTCGTGATAAAGCCAAAGCAAAACAAGTATGGAATTTATTAAACCAACCCAATAACTTCCAAAGTAAATATGAGTTTTGGTATCAATGGTCGATGTGGCTTGACTTAGCGGGTGAGACTTTTACTTTGCTATGGAGAAAGAATCAAGAAGAGCCAATGCAATCCCCATTGGAAATGTATAACCTCGATTCGACTTTAATTACCGCACAAATCAATCCAGCCCGTTATCCATCATACCGATTAGCTACTCCTTCGTATGGGTTCAATAAAGACGAAGACTTAGCTTCTCACCAAGTAATGCACATCATGGAAGCCTCTTGGCAAGGTGCTGGTGGTTTCAATAAAGGCATCTTAGCGGCTGAATTAGTCTCTCTAGACCAAGACATTGATATATACGCTAACTTTATTATGACCAATGGGGCAAAGCCTAGCGGGATGTTTATTACTGAACAAGTGATTCCTGATGCTAAATACAAAGAAATCGCTTCTCGCCTCAAAGAAGCATGGTCTAACTTAGTTGGCTCACGTCAGCAAGATTTATCAAAGCCAGGTCAATCAATACTATTAGACCAAGGCATGAAGTATGAGCCAGTCAATATGCTTACGCTACAAGATGCGGATTGCCGTGAATTAAAGAATCAAACCATGAAGCGTATTTGCGGGTTGTTCGGTGTACCGCCAGCCATGTTAGGGATTGCTGACCAAAAATATAATAATACTCAAACCATGTTAGATGAGTTCTATAAAACCACAATGTACCCAAACATTATTAACTTAGAACAAAAGTTAAATTTTTCTTTACTCAAAGGTTATCCAAGCCTTAGTATTAGATTTGATACAAAGGATTTTCTTAAAGGTGCTCCTTTAGACCAAATGAATTTAGTAGTAGCGGGAGTTAATGCTGGCATTATGACCCCTAACGAAGCACGGGAGTATTTGAATATCCCGCAGATAGAAGGTGCAGATGAACTTATATCGAAACAACAATCTCCACAAGATGGCATTGCTGGAAGCTCTCCGCAAGACACAGGCGGTGGCGGTGGCAGTCAAACCCGCAAAATGAATATTGGAAAATAAGTGAATATTCTTAATAAGGTTTTGACTGTTTTACATTTACAAATAAAAGATAGAAGTGTTACACTCCCAAAAAAGGTAGTGGAATCCCCAAAAATACAAGATAATAATCAGGCTATTAACCTTGGGGCAATAAATGAAGACAATTCCAAATCTGTTTTACGAAGCAAAAGTCCAGCTCGGAAGCGACATGGACGAGGCACAAACACCTAGTGGCAAGATAGAAGCGAGAGCAACTACTTGGGGTGCAAGAGAAGGTGCTGACGGAAGACGATTTAACTACCAGCCTGAGGGCTTTGCTCAATGGGCTGATGAGTTTGCCGAAGCTGGCAAGCCAATGCCAATGTTCTTAAACCATAATGATATGGGTATGCCAGTCGGTCAATGGGATGAAATCTCGTTTGACGATGAAGGTATGACAGCTAAAGGCAAGTTGTTTATGGAAACAACTGGCGGTTCAGATATGTATAAAGTATTAAAAGAATCTCCAAAGCTATTTGGTGGTGTTTCTGTAGGCGCTTATGCTGATGAAGCCTGCATGGTAGATGAGGCAGGTAATCCACTAATGTCAGGCGCAGATGACACAGAAGCCTATTTTCAAATTACTAAAGGCGGCTTGCGTGAGATTAGCGTAGTCATGTACCCTAATAATCCACAAGCAGAAGTAATGAAATTAGAATGTTTTGATGCAGAGGGGCATATGAACCCTCGTACAGTTGAGGAAGCCTTGCGAGATGCAGGACTTTCCAAGAAGTATGCGACCACCGCTACTTCCGTCTTTAAAAAGATTCTTGAGTTGCGTGATGCAGACAAGGAAATTGTTAAAGAAACCCCACTACCAAGTGATTTGGAAGCGGTGGTAAATGAAGCTGATGCTATTCTAAAAGCCTTACAGGAAAGAGAATTGCTGAAAGCATTATCTAAACGCATTAAATAAAGGAATTATCATGTCAGAAAAAATCATTGAAAAGCTAGACGAAATCGAAGCACAGACAGTTGCTAAGATTGAAGAAAGCAAAATCGAAGCTGGAAAAAAAGTAGAAGAAGCAGTTATTGCTTTTGATGAAAAGTTTGCCGCATTAGAAGCTAAAGTTGCTTCTATCCATGCTCCATCTTTAATCAAAACTTACAAAACTATCTCTTCCGAAGTTAATCGTTCCGTTAAAGAACAGTTGAAATCTTTTGTTGCTGGCGAAGCTCGTGTGCAAAAAGAAATCAAAATGTTTGAAGATGCTGGTCAATATGATGCTTACTACAAAGAAGCATCTGCATTGACAGGTGGCGGTGCTGGTGTCGGCGGTCGTACTGCGTATGACCCTGTATTCGTTCCATTGCGTCTGATGAATCCTATGCGTGGTGTTGCTCGTCAAGTCGCTACTGATGGTTCTACTTATCAGTTCCGTGCTAAGGTTGGTAACGCTGGTGCGGCATGGGGCTATGCAATTCAAAACAACGGTGCGGCTACTACAGAAGATACAAACATTTGGCAATTAACTTTGCAAGATTTGAACGTACAGTTCCCAATCCGTACTGCGGCTTTGGATGACATTGACGGCTTAGAATCTAATGTTGTTTCTGATATGCTTGCTGAATTTAGCCAAGCAGAAGCATTGTCCATGATTCAAAATAATGACCAAGGTGCTACCTCATTGCCTTATGGTGGTTCTAATGGCTTGCGTGGTCTTGACCAATACGCAGGTGCTAATGCTACTTACGCTGGTGGCACAATCTCTGCGGCTTCATTTGGTACAAGCGGTACAGGTTCTTCTGCTGGCTTGCACAGCATTGCAACTTATGACCAATTAACTACTAATGCTAATACTGTTGGTGCGGCTAATATTCATTACAAAGACGTAGTGAATTTCATCTACTCCTTGCCACAACAATATTGGACAACTACAGCTAAGTTCATTATCAACCCAGTATTGCTCCAGCAGATTCGTGGATTAGTAGACACGCAAGGACGTCCAATCTATATAGATGGGTTAAGCCGTGCAGATGGTATTGTTGGAACATTGCTAGGCTTTGACGTTGTAGTGAATAAGTATCTTGATACTCCTTCACAAACAACTACAGGCTCTGCTGGTACATCAAGCCTCTACCCAATGTATTTTGGCGATTGGGAAAAAGCATTTACTATCGTTGACCGCTTAAACATGGTTCTCCGTAGATACGACCAAACATTGCCAGGCTATATCACTTTCTTCGGTGAGAAGCGTTTGGCAACTTCAATCGTTGACCCAAATGCTTTAATCCGTTTCCGTTCTACTGGTACTGCAACCTAATGAAATGGGGGGAGAAATCCCCCCTTTCTTAATCTTTATTTGGAATCAAAATGACAACCAATCTTATTCTCGAAGCTGTTAAGGAAGCCATTACTAATGGCAAAGCAACTGTAAATTTAAAAGAAGCATCTGCCCTTACTGGTTCAGGTACGGGAGTTGGTGGTCGTGTTATTTATGACGATGCTTTTGCGGCACTACGACTTGGAAATCCATTTCGTATGTGCGGTGCAAGAGTAATTACAACTATTGGCTCAGATGAAGCCTTTGTTACTAATACAGGTAATGCTACTTTATTGCAAAGTAGCACAGATAATCCTTGGGATTACACAATTAAGACTAATGTGGGAAATGAAGCAGTTCAATTTTGGCAACTGCCAGTCCGTTCTATTAACGCTACTGTTCCTATTCGTACAGCCGTATTAGAAGATGTAAATTATTTAGAAGAATCTCTTGTTGCTGATATTGCATTAGAGTTTGCACAGCAAGAAGCATTATCTATGATGTTAAACGATGACCAAGCAGGTTCTACTACAGTACAGACTGGTGCAACTGCTGGTTTGCGTGGTCTTAACTCTTATCCTAATTCAACATCAGCCGCCGCATTTGGCTCTAACGGCTCTGCAATTACAAACGGTAGGCATACTGTACTAGCAGTAGCGCAAGCGGCTAATACTGCCGTTTCCTATGATGATTTAGCTAATCTTGATGCCGCATTGCCACCACAATATAAATTTAAGCCTACTACTTGCTGGATGATGCACCCAACTACTATTAGTCAATTACGCAAGCTAAAAGCATCTACAACTGCTAACAATTTTATTGAGGTAGGTGATGATGATGGCGGTGCTGTAGTTTATATCTTTGGTTATCGTGTATGTCCTAACCCTTATATGTCCACAACTGCGGCTGGCAATTATCCAGTTTATTTAGCAGAGTGGGATAGATTTATGACTATTGCAGACCGTGAATTAATGAGCATTCAGCGTTTTGACCAAACACAAGCAGGCTTTATTACTCTGTTTGCAGAAAAGCGTGTTGTATCTACCATTCGTGATGTATTCGCTGGTGTACGATTAGTCGGTCCTGCATAAGGTACAAAATGCCATACGATAACGCAAGTGGTCAAGCCATATACGGAACAAGCCGTAATCCGTTTAACTATGAAAAAGTTGAGCAAATCAGCCGTGACATAGTTACGGAATGGCTTACTCTTGATGAGATTACGCAACAACTTAATCTGTTCCAAGATGAAAGTCAGGACACCTATCTGTCTAGTTTAGAAGTCGCTGTCCGTATGGCTATTGAGGATTTTATTGGACTGACTATTTTCCCAGTTCAATACCGATGCTATTACGGAGCTACGAATACTTTTGGCTCTCCCGCTTTCTTGGATTTGCCTGAGGTTAGCGAGGCTGGAATCACAATTAACGAAGTTGCTTATTACACTACTGGCTCAGATGGCTTTAGTGCGGTTAAGAATGTGCTTGCTTCTACACAATATTTCTATGACCAAACAGGCAATAAAGTAATCATTCAGACATTGCCTGATTCAATCAATACCAGCATGAGCAATCCTATACAGATAACGTATTCGACCAAGGCTAGTTTTATTGCACAGTACCCAGTAGTTAAGCAAGCTGGCTTACTTTTATTGACTCACCTTTACAACAATAGGTCTAATACTTCTGAATCTATACTGCGAGAAATTCCTTTTGGAGTTGCTCAATTATTACGACCTTATAAGCCATTGGTGATGTAATGGGCATAGCTCGTTTTGAAAACATCGAAGTTAACAACGTAACCAATGGGGTAGATTCTTTTGGGCAACAAACTACGTCTACCGCTTTGTGGTTCAGAACGAGAGCCGTTGTTCATTCAGTACGGAACTCTTTAAACATCAATCCGACTGATAGGGTTTATACCGACTTAGTAAATTTCAAAGTAAACTACACTCCTAATACTAAGGAAATGGTAGACAATCAAAACCTATACAGCATCCTTTGGCGGGATAAGGCTTGGCGGATTGATTCTGCTGTAGAAGCGGATGACCGTATGACAGTCACTTTCTATTGCTATCGTAATGACCCTGTGGTGCCAGTATGAGCCAGAACAGCCCTTCGGCATATGCACAAGCTATTCAATATCAATTAGATTCGATTGTTACAATACCCGTCTACGCTAACTTCAATCGTAATTTTGCGACTGAGCCTAGTTTTTTGACTTGGCAATTACGTCACATACACCAACCCGTCTATACGGGTACAGTCCAAAGCGTAAAAGGCATTGATAGACCTATCTTTCAAATGTCCGTCTTTAGCCAAGATATGCAAACTGCTTTTAATATTTCAAATACTATCCTACAATCTCTCCATGGCTATAGCGGACAGTTTGGAGGCGGTAGCGGCTTTTGGGTTTCAAAGGCAGACGTAGATTGGCTTTACAACACATACGATAATGCGGTAGGATTGCACCAGATTATTATGGATTGCACTCTAGATATTTCAACATAAGATAAAATTATTTAACTTTTAAAAAGGACTTATCATGGCTCTCCCAAATAAAGTATTACCCGGCTTTAGTGCGGCACTTTATATGCAACCAAGCGCATCTCCTACTCCGTTGGCAACTTCGGCTTTGTCTACTGTTGCTACTGTTGCAGCTATTGCTGTATCAGGCAATTTAGTTCCAGTTGAAGCTGTCCCTACTTTTGGTCAAGACGATGCTGTTGCATCTTTCTCTGTAGCTGGTGCAAGACAATCGGACAAAATTCCTACGCAGTCAGCTCCAACATCAATGACAATTACTGCCGCTTGGAATCCTAGCGATGCAAACTTGCTATTGATTCGTGGCGATGCTTATAGCGGAGTTATTGACCGCACTTATGTTATCTCATTTACCGATGGAGCAAACATTGGTTACTACGCTTTCAATGGACGAGTAAGTCAATTCCATGTGGATGCCCAGCCCGGTGCAGAAGCTAAGTGCGTGTTCACTATTCATCCTCGTGGCAATCAGTATGGTTGGTCTAACAACGCATAAGGATTTATATGAAAGTTCAATTTGCTAATGGCAAGGTGTATGAGGTCGCAGACATTGATGAGGCTATTGCTAAATGCCTTGCTGATGGAAACGACCCATTCAACCCAGTAGTATTACAAGATGAGCCACAAAAGAAAACAATAAAAAATGCAGATTCAATCGAATAATGAT